ATTTCTATTTCACAGATTGTCAAACATCTGAAAGAAAAAGACTTTACGTCCGTCCGCAAATGGGCAGCGACAACTGACATTGATAGCACGACATTCTTTCGTAAACTCTATGATGCTTTGTATGACATTGCAAAGCCTCAGAGTATTCCACAAGCAGTGATTATCATTGCTGACTATCAATACAAACAAGCATTTGTTGCTGACCAAGAAATCAATCTTGTTGCTTGCCTGACTGAACTAATGGCTAACGTGGAGTTCAAATGAGTAACCCATTTGACTATGCTACCGCCATTCTTCAGACTAAGAAGCAACTGATTGTAGATGATTTGACTGAACGGGAATATCAGCCATTTCTGGTCAATCGTGCCTTGTCTCAGCACAATGACTGTGTTATGTATGCCAATGAGATGAATCGCCGTCATCATTTAGACAAAAAGATGCAAAACGACTTTTTGCTAAATACTGTAAGGTCTATGAAAAGACCTTTTGCGAAGTGGGCTAAGGTAGAAAAAAACGATGATTTGGAATGTATCAAACTGGCTTATGGCCTGTCCAATTCCAAAGCAAGAGAAGCCCTGCGCCTACTCAGCAAAGAACAAATCCAAAAAATAAAAGAAGAATCCCAAAAGGGCGGATTAGGAAAATGACATGGTTGATTTATCTAAATTTGTTGAAGTCACACTGACAGAACAGGATGACTTTCTAAAAGTACGTGAGACACTTACAAGAATTGGTGTTTCAAGCAGGAAAGAAAAGGTACTTTATCAATCTTGCCACATTCTACACAAACAAGGCAAGTATTACATCGTACATTTCAAAGAACTATTCGCACTGGACGGTAAGCTATCAACAATTACCGAAAACGATATACAAAGACGCAACGCTATTGCCAATCTTTTAGAAGAATGGGGCTTGATAAAGATTGTAAACTATGATATAGTAGAAAACAATATGGCACCAATTCATCAGATAAAAATCATTTCTTTCAAAGAGAAAGACGATTGGGAGTTGATTGCTAAATATAACATAGGTAAAAAAGGTAAAATAGAATAATGGTGGCTGGCTATGAACAAAGTGAAAAAAAATCCAGTGAGACTAATCAACAAGTATACCAAAGAAGAAGTGTATACTCGGGATTACAATGATGTGACAAAAGATGGTTTGAATGAATTCATCAAAGTGTACAATCAAAGTAATCCACAAAGAACTTATCTTGTCAATCGCACAGCGTTTGAGGTTGCCAAGTAAGTCGTGATGCCTTCGGGGTCACGTAATTTAACTTGCTTAAAAAGGAGAAAAAATGACTATTACTGGTCGATTTGGTCCAATGGTTCTTAATCAAACATTGGGCTTTGAAAACTTTATTCGTGATGTTGAAGCAATTCTAAACGATTCTAGACCAACAAACAATTTTCCACCACATAACATCATCAAAGCAGATGAGAACAAGTATGTGGTAGAGCTTGCTGTTGCTGGTTTTAGTAAAGATGAAATTGATATCGAAGTGCAAGAAAATACTTTGACTATCAAAGGTGATAAGAAAGTCGGTACACCTGACGTTCAATATTTACATCGTGGAATTGGCACACGTTCTTTCACTAAAGCAATCACTATTGCTGATACGATTGAAGTGAAGGGCGCTGAATTCAAAGATGGTATTCTACGCATTGGTCTTGAGAACATCATTCCAGAGCATAAGAAGCCACGCAAGATTGAAATTGGTAATGAACTAAAAACGTTTGAGCCTCAACTTCTGCAAGAAGAAAAGTCAGCAGCGTAAAGAGTGGGGCGCAAGCCCCACTTGAAGGGTATATAATGAACAAAGACCTCAGAACATATCTCAAAGTTTACAAAGATTGGATTCCAGCCGATATTTGTAAAGAAACCGTAGAAGAGCTTGAAAAAGTTGAAGGTGAATTTCAAACTCATCAATTTTATAATGTAAGCACTAATTCTCATCACTCATATGAGCATGAGTTGTCCGTCACATGGTCAAATGTAAAGCATAAAGACTTTTTTATGAAACGAATATGGGAAAGTCTACAACAATACATGGCAGACACGAAATTCGATTGGTGGAATTCATGGCAAGGATATTCCGAAGTTCGATTTAATCGTTATCGTCCCGACACACAGATGAAATTGCACTGTGACCACATTCACTCAATGTTTGATGGTCAACGTAAAGGCATTCCAACACTTTCAATCTTAGGTAGTTTAAATAATAATTACGAGGGTGGTGAACTTGTTTTTTGGCAAGACACCATTGTTCCTTTAAAAGAAGGTGAAATCATGATTTTTCCTTCGTGCTTTCTTTATCCACATAGAGTTGACCTTGTAACAAAAGGCACACGTTATTCATACGTTTCTTGGGCTTGGTAATGAAATCTAACTCAAACTTCAAAATGGAAAAACCTCTGAAGGTCTTATTGACTTCATTGAGTGGTGAGAAAAAACACGATTACAAACGTGAAATGATTAAAGCAATCATTGCTCCACGCATTGAATTCAAAAAGAAGAGAAAAGAGGAACAAAGCGATGACTGATTTGCTAATGGTAAGTCATTTTCATAAAGACTTTCCATTCAATCATAATTGTTCTTGGATGAAGGCAGCATATGCTGGCTCACATGGTCCATATGGCTGGCACGCACCAGGTCCAGGTAACTGGATTAACACATCAATGCACAAAAGTGTTTATGAGTACCGTCATTACTATACAATGTGCAGTGAAGATGAGTTTCTTCGTGCAATAGGTCAACAAGCATCTGAGTATTATCTGTGGAAGAATGGTCGTGCAGACTACATCGGCTGCACTACGTATCGTCGTTATCTTGACTTCAAAGGCGACATAGAAGAAAATGTGGTGAAAGCAAGTCTACCTGCGACACAAGAAAATGCTGAGTATATGGTATCGAACGAGCAGAAAGCAGCAGCACTTGAACTTCTCAAAGAACATGATGCGATTACGAACAAACTGACATCGATGCCTTACTCTGTTCGTAATCAATATCTTCAATCACAGCCAGCAGAGTATCTAAATCTGTTTCTAGAAGGCATTGAAAAACTGATGCCAGATTACAGAGACTCACTGAACTGGTGGGACCAGAATGAAGCAAGTTTTGAAACATGTTATGTGATGCGTAAACAACTATTCAGAAAATATGCATCAGAGTTATTTGAACTGCTTGAGTATGTTTGGCAGAACACTAGTCAACGATATCCAACACAAGCGACAACAACAGAGCCACTGCCGTGGCGTTATCCAGGATTCTTAGGTGAAAGATTCTTGCCATTCTTCTTACATGCTAACCAAGCATCGGTGGCCAGAAAAACACTTGTGATATTAGAGTAATCGGATACATTTTTTCGTCGTGCCTTACGAGTGAAGTGAGTGCTTACATCTATGAAAGAAAAATTTATACAAGCCCACATGAAGGCAGCAGAAGTCTATGCTGAACTTTCTACCGCAAAAAGATTACAAGTTGGTTGCGTAATCGTCAAAGACAACACAATTATCGGTATCGGATACAACGGTATGCCATCTGGTTGGGACAATAACTGTGAAGATATGGAATATATCCTCAAAGAAGATTGTCAACATTCATCCGTGCATCTTATAAAAAATGGATTTACAAAAAGCGCTCATGGTTGGAGTAAATTACATTCCAAAAAAGAGGTGCTTCATGCCGAAACGAATGCTATTGCTAAAGTTTCTCGGTCAACAAACAGCAGTGAGGGGGCAAATATGTTTATTACCCACGCACCGTGTCTAGAATGTGCTAAAATAATACATCAAGCAGGAATTAAGGAGGTCTATTATCGAAATAACTATCGAACCGTAGATGGTATTGAATTTCTAAAAAAGTGTAATATCGGTGTTCAACAAGTATAGGAGTAAAAAATGAGTACAATCGCTAAAGTGGCAAAACAAATGGCAGAATCAAATTCTAAACTACCTAAAGCGTACAAGTATGACCTTGTGATGAGAGAGTTTGACAATAAAGTTGAACTTATTGGTCTTGTTGATGACCCAACCTATGACATTGCTGATTTCAGCGGTCGTGAGATGTTATTTCCTAAGAAGTGGGTAACACTCGATGTTCTTGAACCAACAACTAAGGTAACTGTATGAGTGAAATTAAATGTATCACCTTTAAAACACATCAAACCATTATTGCTGAAGTAGTAGATGAAGGTAATGTTGGTGTTAAAGTTAAAAACCCAATGCAAGTGATTGCTGTGCCTCCACGTTCTGCAAATGACCCTGGTGGTGTTGGCTTTGCACCATATCTTGCATTCGTAGAAGAGTTTGACAAAGGCATCGTTATCAGTAATGATGATGTTCTTACAGTCAATACTCCTGTATCAGACTTGCTTGAGCAATATCGTCGTATGTTCAGTCGTATTGAAATTGCACCAGCAGGACTGAAAATTTAATGTCCAAATATTATACAAATGTTTGCGTCCACGGCAATCACATTCTTTTTCGTGGTGTAAACAACGGTCGGAGAGTAGAAAGTAAATTCAAATACTCTCCGACTTTGTTTTTACAGTCTAACAAAAAGTCCGAATGGCGTTCATTGTTCAATGAGCCGTTGGAACCTATGAAGTTTGAAACAATTAGGGAGGCACGTGATTTTGTCAAACGTTATGAAGAAGTTGCAAACTTTAAAATCTATGGTAATACAAGGTATGAATACGCCTTCATTGCTGATACTTTTAGAGGCAGCATTGATTGGGATATTTCTCATCTCCATGTTGCGTTCATAGACATTGAGGTTGGTTCTGAGAATGGCTTTCCTGATCCATACAAAGCAACAGAGCCAATCACAGCAATTGGTATTCATAGATTGAATGGGCGCACCAAAGTTTATGGCTGTGGTGAATATAAAAACTCTGATGAGAATGTAGATTATGTTTTATGCAAAGATGAAATCGACCTTTGTGAGCGTTTCCTTGCTGATTGGTCAAGCGATACTCCTGACGTTCTTACTGGTTGGAATATCAAGTTCTTTGATGTTCCTTACATTATCAATCGCTTCACACGTGTACTTGGCGAAGATGACGTAAAGAAACTATCACCATGGAAAGTCTATTCTGAAAGAAAGACTACATTCAAAGGCAAAGAACAGATAGTATATGAAATTGTTGGTGTCTCTGCACTAGACTATCTTGAACTGTACCAATGGTATGCGCCAGGTGGTAAGAATGCTGAGAACTTTCGACTAGACACAATTGCAAACATTGAACTTGGTGAAAGTAAAATATCATATGATGAGTATGATAGCCTTCATCAATTGTACAGACTAGACCATCAAAAGTTTATTGAGTATAACATCAAAGACGTTCGACTTGTTCTGGCACTTGAAGATAAGTTGAAGTTGATTGAACTTGGATTGACTCTGGCTTATGATACAAAGTGCAACTATGATGATGTGTTTGCTCAAACAAGAATGTGGGATGCACTGATTTACAACTATCTACTTGAACGTAAGATTGTTGTGCCACCACGCCGTGTTGCCAAAAAGACAGAAGCATTTGAAGGTGCTTATGTCAAAGACCCACAAGTTGGCTTGCATAATTGGGTTGCATCATTTGACTTGAACAGTCTGTATCCGCATTTGATTATGCAATACAACATCTCACCAGAAACTTTGGTAGAAAGTTCAAACTACACTGATGAAATGCGTAAGTTGGCATCAGAAGCATCGGTAGAAAATTTGCTTGAGCAAAAACTTGATACTTCAGTTTTGAAGAATGTGACAATCACACCGAACGGTCAGTTTTTCAAAACAAACGAACAAGGCTTTTTACCTAAGATGATGGTCGAGATGTATGAAGATAGGAAAAAGTTCAAGAAGTTGATGTTGAAGTCGCAGCAAGAATATGAAAACGAAAAAGACGAATCTAAGAGAAAAGAAATTGGAAAACTCATTGCACGATACAACAATCTACAACTAGCAAAGAAAGTTTCATTGAACTCTGCTTATGGTGCAATGGGTTCACAGTATTTCCGTTTCTATGATTTACGTCAGGCACTTGCAGTCACACAAGCAGGTCAATTGTCCATTCGTTGGATTGAAAACAAACTCAACGAGTACATGAATGATGTACTCAAAACAAATAAAGACTATGTTATTGCTTCAGATACAGATTCGATTTATTTCAATCTTGGTCCATTGGTGGACAAGGTGTATAAATCGTCACAAGAACCTGATAAAGTTATCGCCTTCATGGACAAGGTTTGTGAAGATAAAATCCAACCGTTTATTGATGAGAGTTACCAGACGCTTGCTGATTATGTTCACGCATTCGACCAAAAGATGCAAATGAAACGTGAAGCACTTTCAAGTAAAGGTATCTGGACTGCAAAGAAAAGATACATTCTGAATGTGTATAACAATGAAGGTGTTCAGTATGCCAAACCAAAACTCAAAGTCATGGGTCTTGAGATGGTCAAGTCATCAACGCCTACCGTTGTTCGTAATAAGATGTATGAATTGGTTGACTTGATTGTAAATACCGATGAAGCAACTGTACAAGAGTTTGTTGCAAACTTCCGTGAACAGTTCAAAGAATTGCCTGTAGAAGATGTATCTTTTCCACGTGGTTGCAATGGCTTGACTGAGTATGCCGATTCTAAGACAATATATAAAAAAGGAACACCAATTCATGTTAAGGGTGCCTTACTCTACAATCATTACCTCAAAGAAAAGAATCTGACAAACAAGTATCCGTATATCAAAGAAGGTGAGAAACTCAAGTTCACTTATTTGAAAACACCAAATTCAATTAAAGATACAGTCATTTCTTTTCCAACAAG